TATTTATAAATCACACACCATCAGTTGTTTCAGGTGCCTCATCTTCAATCTCTGCTTCGATCTCATCATCACCAAAAACTGCATTTGCAGCGTAAGGTTTAAATGCGTCTACTCTCTCTGCAGCTTTGGAATACAACAAATCTTTGATTCCGTCACTAATCTGTGAAGGGGATTCGTCATTCACAATAGCATCTAATAGGTCTTCCATTTAAAAATTCTAAAGATTAACTGTAATATTTATATCTCACCACCCTTAGGTAGTTCTGGTGCTTCCGTTGAGGAACCATCAATCTCTGGTTCCATTTGTGGTTTTCCTAAATCCATACCTGCCGCACCATCTAAAGGTTGACCAGTTTCAGGATCAACAGGTGCCATTGGATCAGGAATCACACCATCTTTAATTTCTTTTTCAATGAGTTTATCCTGTTCAATAATCTCTATGTCAGTTTGACGTAAAATTTTACGACGAACATAGTCTTGAGAGTAATACTTACCGACATATGGTTCTGCAGTTGCTGCAAGAGTCAGTCTCTCATTCATGAGTTCTGCTTCTTTTAGTTCTGAGAAGTGATTATCATACAGGAAGTCATATTGAATGTGCTCACTCATTGACTCCCAATCTTCAGGAGTAATTACATTCTTTAGAATCAATTGGGTCCTCAGCATGTCATTAAACATGTTGGAGAATCTCTTTCTCAAACGACCCACAAACTTGGTGAACTTAAGTTCGTCTCTCAGGATTTCAGAAGATCTCCCCAAGTTAAACCCACCTTCTCCATCCATCCTTGAGGGAGGAACGTTAAGCGAACGGTAGAGTTTCTTTTTAAAATACTCAATATCAGTGATTTCACCCAGGTTTTGTCCTCCTGGGAGAGTTGAGATTTCGGTTCCTCTTCCGCCTTCACGTCTGGGGAGCCAGAAATCTTCGAGCATTGCCATGTGTTTTTTGTCATCACGCATTTCTCCCGTGTTTGCATCATAAACCATTTTGTTACGGTAACGCATCATCACATCACGTAAGTATTGTTCTGCTTTTTGCTTAGGCAGATTACCAACATCGATGTAGAAAATTCTACGCTCTGGAGCACGGGACAATCTATAGATGACCAGTGAATCCTCAATCATTCTAAGTTGATTGAGTGACTTAATGGCTTTGTGAAGATACGAAAGAGTGTTGCCTTTATTACGATCTACAAGACCAGATGTGCAATATGAAATTGCGTCTTTTGCAATTTTTATTCCTTTATCTCCACTTGCTTGAGTTGGATTTGCAACTGGATAAGCAAGTTTTGGTTGATACAGGAAATATTCCTCTAGTTCAGGAAACTCATAATCCATTGGATCAGAGTTTCTATTATTGATTCTTGCTATTGCAGTTGCTCTATCTTGTGGTTTCTGTTTTTGCTTACGAATATAACGCATTTTCATTGCGTCAATATAACGCAATTCTTGAATACCCTCGTTAGGATTTTTTAAATCGATAATTTTGTGATAGTATATGCGACCATCAATGTACCAATTACGATAAATTTCGTGTGCTTTTTTATCAAAATCAAGAAGATCTAAAATATACTTAAACTCTCTACGAATTTTATTTTTAATACCATCGCTAGCATTAAGATTTGATAGTTCAATTTCTACAGGACTATCATTTGAATCTGAAACAACTGCTTCATTTACAATATCTTCAATAGCACTATCACACTCAGGATGAAGTGACATCTCACGATATCTTTTTATTAATTCAAACTCATTTCTATAGACACCTTCAAGATCAACGTGAGTACCAAAAAAACCACTACTCGCGTAGTGGTCAACCCCGTCCTCATTACTGGGAGGAACCGGGGAAACCGCTCCGGGAGATAGTGGTTCTGTGTTCTCAATCGAGAACCCAAATAATTTGGACATGATTTATATTATTGAGGTTATCCTCAAACTATTTATTAGTCTAAAGATTAACCGCTGGTGGCAGCAGATCCTCCACTGACAGCTGCTCCGCCAAGTCTCTCAATACTTTGAACTGCAAAGGTAACAGTAAATTCTTCAATCGTATCTGAAGAATCATATGAGAGATCAATCGCAGAAACTTCTGTTGGGAAGATATCTACAAACTTGTAAGTTTGAAGCAAAGCATTTGCACCTCCATCATTATTCTTACTTGATGGACTTGAACCTCTACCCAATTGATAAACCATGGCAGATGCCATGTAAGCGTTTGGATCGGTAGCACCTAGATTATTATCAAGTTTAGCAAGTTGCTCAGTCCAGGTTTCAAATGCACCTCTTAAATCAAAAGTCTCATCATTGATGATGGTAACAGTCCATGTATCAATGGTTCTGTCTCCAGCAACTTTGAAAATTCTTCCTCTAAAAGGAACATCAATAGAAGCTACGGTTTGAGCAGGGATGTTTGCTGCCTTGCACATGAATGCAAATTCAGTAGCATCAAAACCTGGTAAGTCAAAACCAAGTCCTGAAAGTGTCATTTCTACTTCAAATAGATTGGGGCGGGCACCGCCCCCCTGCATAGCAGTTTTAAAATCAGAAATTGTTCTGTTAGTTCTTGTTGCCATTGTTGGATCCTCCTGTGTTTATTTAGATAATTTTATCAAACTCTGCCGACTACTTCTTCAAAAGAAACACCGGTTCTAGTAGCAACAAACGTAAGGGTGATATAGTTGATCGACTTAGTTGGCTTCAAGAAGATGTCTGCTCTAAATTCGTTATTATCAATAACGTCAGGAGTGTTGTTTGAAGAATCACAAATAACACGGAATCCAAAGAGTCCTCTCTTTGCCTGAACATCACGGAGGAAAGGTTCAACAATGTTTCTAAAGTTTGCTCTTGTTAACTCGTCGTTGAGTTCAAACAGTTGCGCTTCTGCTGCTCTTTCAAGTGCCTGCTCAACTGTGAGGAAGAGACGGCGAACATTGATTCTATCGAATGCAGATGCGAATCCAAGTGCAGTCTTATCACCGAACAGAAGAGTTCCAACACCAGGTTTGGTGACGAAAGAGTTGATTCTCTGTGGATAGAGACGATCTCTTTGTGCCTTACTTGGATTGTAAGCGAGTTTAACAGCATTGTTGATAACACCACGTTGCTGACCCGCAGGTGAGAACCAGGGGAATGCGACGAGTGACGTGCGAGTCATGAGACCTGCAACGTCTGCGTTAGCAGGAACGTAACGGAACTCATTGTTAAATCTATCAAACTGATACTTATATCCACTATCAAATACAGCATAAGATGAAGAATTCAATACTGAGAAGTAACTAATCAAATTATTTGTCTGGTCATTGCTATTAGTAACGTTAACCAGATTTCCTCTGTGAGGTCCAACAACTGCCATGCAGTCTTTTCTTAACTCTGCAATAGAGATTAATTTATTTGCTTTTGCCTGAGACTCCGATTCAGTGAGGCATCCTGGACCCATGATAAGATAATCAACTTGAATCTCATCTCTGTTGGAGAAGAGATCGTATGCCCTCATGGTATCAGAAAGTTCACCCTTCATTCCTCCTGGTACTGCACCGTAGTCAAGACCATTCAAGAGAGGATAAGTTACGTTGCCAATGGCAGCGAACGTTACGCCCTGAGCATCTTGTCTAAACTGACCATCAGCGGTGGTGACAGCAACAAAAGCATTTGTATCTCCACTAGTGGTTGTAAATCCAGTTGCTCTGGGGATAGTTCCGTGATGGAGGTCAGGAGCGAGTGATGCGTTGTATCCTGCGTAGATGTTCTCGGAGAAGTCTGCGAGATAATCCTTATAGTAAATTCTCTGTGGAGCATTTACATTAGAAATCGCATCACTTGCTTTTGAAAGGTTGAGATGAGTTTCTAAAATATTACCTCTAATTCCGGTTACACTACCGGTATCATCAGCAACTACAATGTGAAGAGCATCATTTCTACCATCTCTGTCTGAGACATAGACGTTAGTTGTGGGTTTGGGTGCTAAAGTCTTCCAGAAGATGGTTTGATTTTCAAGTTGAAGAGTTTGCTCTTCATACCAGTCTTTAACTGAAAGTGCAACTGGAGTGAATGACTTAGCAGCATCTGCGCCGTTACCAGTGTTAATTCCTGCATTGTTAACAGGGAAAATTGCATCACTGGCATCGAAGGCTCTTAATCCGTTTCCTTCTGCATATGTAACTCTTGTTTCAGTTCCTGCAGAGGATACTTGAGAAACAACCTTAACTTCAATCGTGCTGAGAGAAGCGGTGGATGAGGTGTTAACACCGGTAATTATACCTTTCAGTGCTCCGGTAAAGATTCCGGTGCTTCCAATGCCAGGTTGAACTGCGCTGATTGCAGCAGTTACACCAAATCCAATTTGGAATCCAGAGAGACCAAGGTTGGTTGTGTTGATGCCGATAATTTGATCAGCAGCATCGTCAATGTAACAAACTTTCAGTTTTTCTGCCCATGAACCAGGGTTCTTAGCAGCATAGGTGAAAGATGCGTCCGTAGTGTGGTTGTTCTGATAGTCATCATAGTTGTAGACTTTCAGGACAGATGTTGATGCGATACCAACACCAGCATTAGC